AGCAGAGCACCAACACACGAACCCTATCCCTATCACAATGCCGGTGTTGATGTCTCGGTCAAATTAGAACCAACACCACCGGGACCTCCGCCCACGGCTGTGCCTGTGCCGGAAGGGTGGTCAATTGAGATTAAATCATGAACAAGTTTGAAATTGTTTTTGACGGAGTAACCTATGTGGTACAGGGACCGGACGGATCGACTGCAGATCAAGCCAGAGCAGTTTTTGACCAACAGCTGGCCACTGGTAGTTTGACAGTATTGGAGTCTGGACAAGTTTTAGATTCTACCACACAGGCTTCGCAGGGTCTGGCCAGTGCAGTATCTCAAATCGAATTCGCTAATTTACAAAAATCACTACAACAAACTACCATACAGACAAATTTGTCTGAGATTTCTGTGGAAAAGCCAATCAACACAGCCAACTTTATCAAACAAGGTGCAACGAATACATCTGTGGGTCAATTGACTACATCTGTGGTGCAGGGATTAATGAGTCAAACAGCAAAAAATGTCAATCAACCCAGTGCAGAAATATCAAATGCATTGGGGTTGGGCAAGTTTGGATTAAATGCACAGCAATTAGAATCGCAGGGTTTTATTAAACCGGCAGTAGCAGCCATGGTTAATAAAACCAATGATTTGGTGTCTACTTTATCTAGTCCCACAGTATGGACTGGCAAGATGGGCATACAAAGTATAGAAGATGTTTTAGAAAATGAAAAAATGCAAAACAGCATTCAAGAAAGCCTGATGACCAGTGCACAACAGCAATTGGAAAAAAATGGAACCATACAAAATCTAATCAACGAAAAAGAAGTGGCTGCTGTGATCAATACTGCTGCCAAGTACGGTACAAACACAGCAGTGAATTTAATCAAGGGACAGTTGGGAGGCGATTCTGCTGCTGTGATAAGTGGTTTTGCCAAATCCAGCGAATTTTCGGCCGCATTCGGAAAAATAGCCGAAAGCCCCAACAATGTGAATTCGGTCATTTCTGGACTGACCGGTAATGTCAGTAAAACAGCTGAGCAATTGAACTCGAACTTGACAAAAAACATTTCGTCTGGGGTCAATGATCTAGTGGGCGGGGTCAGTGGAAAATTATTAGGCACTGTCAGTGGTCTTTCCAGTGGGCTGGTCAACAAATTAACTGGGTCTCTGGGCGGTGGTATTGTGGGAGGTGTTGCTGGACAACTGACCGGTCAGGTGGCAAATAGGTTGATCGGTCAGGCAGCTACACAACTACAAGGCGGCATCGGTCAAATTACCGGCGGTATTACATCAGGGCTGGGATCGATCACCGGAGCAGTAACCGGTAAACTGGGAGAAATTACCAGCAGTATCAGCGGATCAATTTCCGGTGCATTCAATAACATTACCAGCGGATTTGCCAATCCTGGTCAATTGGCCAATCTTGATCTCGGAGATATCAATAATGTCACAGGAGCGATAGGCAATACCGGCGTATTGAGTTCAATCGGGGGGCAACTCAGCTCAGTGTTCAGCGGAATATCAAGTGAAGTATCCAAGCTCGGTGGTGCATTAAATAATTTTGGCGGAATCAGCATTATTGGCGCATTTGCTGGACTGGGCGGTGGCAATGCATTACAGGCTGGAGTCAAACAGGCCAAGGCAGTTTATAATACTGTGAATAGAAAATCTTTAGATGCTTCATTTAAAAACATTGTAGGGGATGACAAAGTACCAGGACCTGAATACACAAATTTCTAATAGGGTAAATACACTATGACTACTTTTATTGGTTTTAGTACCATCGACAAAAACAAAAAATTTACATTAGTTGACTTCGAACTTATTAAACGAGATCTATTAAATGCCTTTAATATTAGACAGGGGCAATTGCCAGGCAGGCCAGATTATGGTACTAAAATTTGGGATTTTGTATTTGAAAATCTAACACAGCCAGTAGAAGCTGTCATGATTGAGGAAATACAAAGAGTAACAGGAGGTGATCCTAGAATATATTTGCAATCAGTAAATCTTTACCCACAGGACAACGGTATACTGCTTGACATAGAAATCACAGTGGTCCCTAGCAATACTTCTGAAACACTGTCTATATTTTTTGATCAAATTCAGAGAAATGCCAGTTTTATATAAACCATGTAGATAATTAAAACGATAAATATCTTTTAACAAAGACAAACCATTATGGCACGAACTACAAGACAAACAGTGATTTTTGGAGTCGAGGATTGGAAAAGAATTTATCAGACTTTTCGAGAAGCTGACTTTCAAAGCTATGATTTTGAAACACTGAGAAAAAGTTTTGTAGATTATCTAAGACAATACTATCCTGAAACATTCAATGACTATATAGAAAGCAGTGAATTTATTGCTTTATTGGATGTAATTGCCTTCATGGGGCAAGCACTGGCATTCAGAAACGATTTAAATACCAGAGAAAATTATTTAGATACAGCAGAAAGACGAGACAGTGTGGTCAGACTGGCAAATTTAGTTGGTTACACCCCCAAACGAAACACTGCAGCACAGGGCTATCTCAAAGTTTTCAATGTACAAACTACTGAAAATGTAATTGATTTCAACGGTATTAACCTCAGCAATATCACAATAAATTGGAATGATCCCACCAATCTCAACTGGCGCGAACAATTTAATGCCATTATAAATGCAGCATTGGTAGACAGTCAAAAAATAGGCCGCCCCGGCAATAGACAAAACATAGTCAATGTATTAACTGACGAATACAGTATTAATCTAGTACCGGGATTTTTACCAATAGTGGGTTATAATTCCACTGTGGATGGTGTACAAATGCCATTTGAAGCGGTGAGTGTGACCAGTGCCGGAGAAGATTATATCTATGAAGTCAGTCCTTCACCCAATGCAGTCTTTAATATATTGTATCGCAATGACAGAATGGGATTTGAAAGTGCCAATACCGGCTTTTTCTTTTATTTTAAACAGGGTGTATTGACCAATCAAGATTTCAATCTGTCTGAACAAATCACTAACCAAACAGTCAATATTAATATTGAAGGAATTAATAACGAAGATAAATGGTTGTTTCAACTAGACGATGTGGGCAATACCACTGAAGAATGGCAATTTGTAGACAATGTGTTTGCTGGTGCAGTGGAACAACTTGATCCTGAACAAAGAAAACTGTTCAGTGTGACCAGTAGAGTCAACGATCAAATTACCTTGGTTTTTGGAGATGGTGTATTTAGTGCAATACCAGTGGGATTTTTTCGATGTTATGTTCGAGCCAGTAATGGACTGAGATATATTATCAATCCCGAAGAAATGCAAAGTGTTTCCATTCCTATAACTTATATCAGCAGAACAGGACAGACCGAAACCATTACCTTTACCTGCGGCATAACTCAACCAGTCAGCAATGCACAGCCCAGAGAATCCATTGCTGAAATTAAACAGCGTGCACCTGCGAGATATTATACACAGAATCGTATGGTAAACGGAGAAGACTACAATAATTTTCCGTTTACTTTGTACAACAGCATTATTAAAAGCAAAGCTGTAAATCGTGCCAGCATAGGAACCAGTAGATGGTTGGATTTAGTTGACAACACTGGCAAGTATTCCAGCACCAATAGTTTCGGCAGTGATGGTGCATTATGGGAAGACAATCAATTGCCCACATTCAGTTTTACTTGGTTGACACAAAATGACATAGCCAATGTGATCAATAATCAAATTGAACCCACGATTATCAGAGATGAGTTCACGCAGTTTTATTATGAAAATTTTCCAAGACCATCATTGACTTCGCTGAGTCTGACTTGGCAACAAAGTACCACTTTGTACAACGAGACCACTGGGTATTTCGTCGATGGCGCAGGAACACCTGTGCCAGTTGGTATTTCCAGTAGTACCAATACAAAATATATTGTGCTGGGTAGTTTAATCAAATTCCAAGCACCCAATGGACAATATTTTGACAATGAAAATAAATTACAAGTAGGTAGCCCTTCTCAAGATGGGGACAAATCTGTATTGTGGGCCAGTCCAATCAGCATAATTGGGGATGGCACAAACAACGGTCAAGGCAATTTAAGCAATGGATTGGGGCCGATCACCATCAATGATTTTGTGCCCACTGGTGCTATACCAGTGCAGGTGATTCCAGTTTTGATCACATCACTGCCCACTTCAGTTATTAATTCCATCATAGATCAAATTGTGCTTTTTAGAAATTTTGGGCTGGGTTACAATAATATCACTTCAACATGGTATGTGATAACCAATACAAATCTGGCAGTCGACGCTGAATTTAGTTTGGCCAATGCACAGAGCACAGCAGGCACCAACAGCGATGCCAGTTGGCTCATGCAATTTATTGTGTCCGGTGATACCTATACTGCATCAACAAGATTTTTAGTCTATGGATTTGGTAGTGTACTTCAAACAAGATTCTTTTTCGAAACCAATCAAAATATCTATGATCCACGAACTGGTACTACCATAAAAGATTTTGTCAAAGTATTACGATCTAATTCGCAACCAGACAGTAATCAAAGTTTGACCACAGACTACCCATTGAGAATAATAGCACAACCTGTGCTCAGTGACGGATTGGTTGATGATTTTCAAGTCAATGTCAGCTATGAGGACAGCGATGCCGACGGCATTGCCGATGATCCAGACTTTTTTTACGAAATAGTTGACCCTGCCACTAATCCTGTCTACAAAACTGTATTCTTTGAAAAAACTGTGGACTTTGACAATCTAGAAAGATATTTATTGGTGTCATATGACAGAGTTTATAGAGATTTGCCCACATTAACAAGTATAGAATTAGTCAAGGAAGAATTTGACCCAGGGCAGGTATTCTATGCCTATGCTCAAGTGACCAATACTGGTTCGGTGGGAGCTTTTTATCTGATCACTGTGGTCAATGACGAAAAAGTATTGGTCGATGTCAGCAGCGAATGGATCGTCAAGACTGGTAGACAAAACTTGTATTATCAATACAGACACAATGCTCCGTTGACTTCAAGAATTGACCCGGGTACAAGCAATATCATTGATTTGTATGTGGTGACTCAACAATACTACATTGCCTATCAAAACTGGATCAGAGACACAACAGGCACTGTGATTGAGCCTCAACAGCCCACAATAGATGAATTGTCCACTGCATATAAAAACTTGCAAAACTACAAAATGATCAGTGACAACATTGTTCTTAACAGTGTGACTTTTAAACCGCTGTTTGGAGAAAAAGCAGCCGAAAGTCTAAGAGCTACTATAAAAGTTATCAAAGCTGTCAACAGTAATGCCAGCGACAGTGCCATAAAGAATTTGGTTGTAAATAATCTCAATGATTATTTCACTATAGATAAATGGGATTTTGGTGCTACCTTTTATTTCAGTGAATGTGCTGCTTACATCCACAGAAATATGGGAGGTATAGTCAGCAGTGTGGTAATTGTGCCATTAAATCCAACAAAAAGTTTCGGTGATCTCTACGAAGTAAGAAGCGCACCTAACGAAATTTTCGTGAATTGTGCCACTGTAAATAATGTCGAAGTGATATCTGCTTTGACCAGCACCAACATAAGAACTGCACCGGGCAGCGGGGTAATTTAATGTCTTTGAAAACAGTTGATTTTTTACCAGAAATTTTTCAAACTCCTGTCAATAGGCAGTTTCTGTCTGCCACACTTGACCAATTAACACAAGAACCGGAATTTAAAAAGACACAAGGATACATTGGTAGAAGAGTTGGTCCCGGTGTTAACCCCAGCGACAGATATGTCATAGAATTAGATAAAACCAGAACAGATTATCAACTTGAACCTGGTGTGGTTTCGTTGGATCAAGATAGATCAGTGATTAAAGATGTGATAACTTATCCTGGGCTACTGGATGCATTAAAACTACAAGGTGCTGATATTACACAGGCAGATAGGCTTTACAACAGTGAATACTATGCCTGGGATCCATTTATCAATGTTGATAAATTTATCAACTTCAGTCAATATTATTGGTTACCAAACGGACCGGATGCCGTAGACATCAGCTCAACTGCAATTCCATTGACTGATGATTTCATTGTGACCAGAACTGACAGGGGCTATGAATTTTCTGGATTGGCCGGAAATAGGCCCACAATTTATCTACTGCGCGGCGGCACTTATACCTTTCAACTAGATCAAGCACCCAACAACTTTTGGATACAGTTAGAGCCTGGTATCAATGGTACCCTGGCTGCCACCCCCAATATTTCCAGTAGAGATATATTGGGGGTGGACAATAACGGCATCAACAATGGCACCATAACTTTTACAGTTCCTGCAGCTGATGCTCAGCAATTTTACTATGATCTGCCTTTACTGGGATCTGTGGATCTATTGACCACATCATTGTCTTTGGAAGATATCAACAATGTATATCTTTCCGAATTTTTAACTGCTAACCCACAAGGCATTGATGGTATTACAAGTTTAGATCAAAAAACCATAGTGTTTACCACTGATCAAGGATGGATTTTAACTACAAGATTTGATCCTCTTGCACAATTGCCTGTCAATAACGGATTACCTGGCAGCTTCGATAGTTTGCTGTTTGATCAAGCCACACAGGTGCCTTTTCAAGATCGTTATAACATCTGGAAAATTGTCTACAATTATGACACTGACAACAATATCTTTTTGACTGTGGAACCCTATCAGACAATTTCTGTTTATGACAAAGTAAATATTCTTTTCGGGCAACAGTGGAGTAACACACAATGGTACAAAAACAACAGCGAATACCTGGAAAAAATTCCCCTGCTGTCAGCAGTGTTTAATACACTCTACTACCAGGATGCCACCAATCCCAATTTCTTTGGCGTAATTAAACTGATTACTTCAACCAGCAACGACACAATTTTCATCAATGACATTTTGGGTAAACCAAACTACACCAGCCCAACTGGAGTGGTTTTCACCAACAACTTAAAAGTAATATTTCGTGGTTCGGTGGTGCCAGACAGTTATCAAAATAATGAATATTATGTTGCTGGAGTGGGAACAGCTATTCAACTGTTACCGGTCATTGATTATATTACACCAGAAATTTACATAGACAGCACAGAACCCAACCAACCGCTAAGACCAGATTACTTGTTGATGGCACTGGACAGTCCTAGTCTTAATCCTTGGTCTAGAACAAATAGATGGTTTCATGTTGATGTCATCAACGCCACTGCTGAATACAATAATTCTACCCCTGACTTAAACAATGAATATAGAGCCAAAAGACCTATTTTAGAATTTAGAGGTGGAATACAACTGTACAACATGGGCACACAGGCATTGCCCCCGGTCAATATTGTTGATTTCACTACCACAGATGCACTGTCTCAAGTAAATGGGCAACCCAGTTACACAGTTGATGGATATACTTTTGAAAATGGCAGCAGAGTGATATTTGCAGCAGACACTGACAATAATGTGAAAAATAAGATTTACACTGTGTCATTTATTGAACCCACTGGAGACAGCAGTTCTGAGGTAATTTTGTTGACGGAAGCAAACACAGTTTTGACTAATAATTGTGTGGTGTCGCTGGACGGAAGTATCACACAAGGAAAATCCTATTGGTTTAACGGCCTTGACTGGATTATAGCACAACAAAAAAATTCCATTAATCAAGCCCCATTGTTTGATGTCTATGACTTGTCCGGTATTAGTTACAGTGATCAAGAAGTTTATGTCAGTTCAAATTTTGTCGGTAGCAAGATTTTCAGTTATCAGATTGGTGTGGGAATAGACGATCCCATACTGGGATTTCCGTTGGGATATCTCAGTTTAAACAACATCGGTGACATTGTCTTTGACAATAATTTTTATACTCAAAGTTTTGTCTATGTAGGCAATCAACAGAGTCAAACTCTAAAAATCAGCAATGGTACTCTAAAAGAATATAGCGATAGAACAAACTATACACCCAGAATAGGTTGGCAAACCGCTGCTACTCGTAGTCAGATTTATCAGCAATTTAGTTTTAAATATGATCCCACACAGCCTTTGATTTTAGATATTGAAGTCTTGAATCAATTGGACATAGACGTGCCAGTATTGAAAATCTATGTGGAAGGAGTATATCAAATACCGGGAACATTTACCTACACAACACAGATTAATAATACTACAATCACACTGTCCAGCACAGATATACCCACCGACGCTTTGATAGAAGTATTGGCTTTGAGTAATCAACCCAGTGCATATGGTTTTTATCAAATACCTGCCAATTTACAAAATAATCCATTTAATGAAAATTCGTCAACATTTACTTTGGGCACTGCTAGACAGCACTATGAAAGTATTGCAGAAAATCTAAACGATTTTGCCGGTGACATCAACGGTGCCAATAATATCAGAGACTTGGGCAATGTGTTGCCCTATGGGTTGGTTATAAATCAACAAAGCTCACCGTTGACTTTGGCGGGATACTTTTTTAGAAGCAAGCAGTTTAATATATTTGCTGCATTAGATTACAACAGTAGAGAATATGAAAAAGTCAAAGCACAAATTTTAAATTTGGCTGCGACCAATGACTATACCAATCAGACTATTCCGAATATACTGAACGACATATTGAGTCAACTGGGATTTGACAAGACCAGTGCCAGCCCATTTTATTGGTCTGATATGTTGCCTTTCAGCAATGTCTACACAGAAACCAATTATACCATCACACCTGTCAGCCTGAATGTTTTTGACACCATACAGACTTATAACTTTACCAGTGCAAATTATTTGGGTTTGATAGTCTATCTAAACAATGTACAATTGATCAAAGGCATAGATTATACAGTGGGCGTAGACTCGCCCACAATAACTGTGACAACAACACTGTCTGTTGGTGATGTTTTATCTATTAGAGAATACACTACCACTTATGGCAGTTTTATTCCAAATACACCAACTAAATTAGGACTTTATCCTGCCACTGTGCCTGAAATTTACCTAGACACTACCTATATAGAACCCACATTGGTAATCAGAGGGCACGACGGTTCTATCACTGTGGCATTTGAAGATTTCAGAGACGATTTGTTATTGGAATTTGAAAAAAGAATTTATAACAATTTAAAATTGGACAATAATCCGGTCCCTATAGATGCAGCCGATGTAATACCTGGTCAATTCAGAACCACAGATTATAGTTTGGAAGAAATAACAAGCATATTGGCACCTGACTTTTTCAGTTGGATTGGTTGGAATAGACTGGATTTTAGCACACAGAACTTCATTCAATCAAATAAATTCAGTTATAATTATGCTCAATCTCAAAATAAATTAAGTGGACAGGCATTGGGCATAGGCGCTTGGCGAGGCATATATAATTATTTTTATGATACAATTTACCCCAATACCCGTCCATGGGAAATGTTGGGATTTTCGGTGGAACCTACTTGGTGGACTGATCAATATGGTCCTGCACCTTACACAGCTGGTAATTTGGTATTGTGGGACGATTTGGCAGCCGGTCTAGTCAGAGATCCTGCTGGTACTTATGTAATTGAAAAATATCGCAGACCTGATCTAAACAAAGTTATACCTGCTGGATCTGAAGGTCAATTATTGAGTCCGTTTTACAGTGTGGTTGCAAGTTATGACAAAAACAGTTTTGTGCAGCAATGGATATTTGGTGATGACGGGCCAGCGGAAAATGCCTGGAGAACCAGCAGTGCTTATCCGTTCAGTGTCATGCGATTGTTGGCCTTGACCAGACCGGCTGAATTCTTTTCGCTGTTTGCTGATAGAGATTTATATAGATTCAACAACGAATTTGATCAATATTTATTGAATGACAGATTTAGATTAAATGCCAGTGGAATACAAATCTATGGCAATGGTGTCAGCAAAGCCAGTTATATCAACTGGATTGTTGATTTCAACCAACAATCGGGATTGGACAGCACCACAATACTGACAGAAGATCTCAGTTCATTGGATGTGAGATTATGCTATAGATTTGGTGCCTTTACTGCCAAAAATCTATTGCAGATTTTCACTGAAAAAAGCAGCCCGCAGAGCACCAACAGCGGATTGTTATTGCCCGATGAAAGTTATAATTTATTTCTTTACAAGAATGTTCCATTTGATCGAGCAACCTACAGCAGTGTGATCATACAAAAAACTGCCAATGGTTACAGTCTATACGGCTACGGAACAACTAAACCTTATTTTGAAATACTGGCAAGTCAAAATGTTGGCCCACCACTTCCGATTACTGCTGGTGGGCGGACAGTCAACGTGAGTGTCAGTCACACCGACACAGTTATACAAATCCCCTATGGTTATGAATACACCACTACCAGTGGTGTGGCCGATTTTCTTATCAGTTACGGCGCCAGACTGCAATCGTTGGGTTTTGAATTTACAGAATATCAAAATGGTTATGTGTTGGACTGGCAACAAATGGTCAAAGAGTTTTTATATTGGGATTCCCAAGGATGGGGCATCAATAGTGTGATCAATCTCAACCCATCGGCCGATCGGTTGGTTGTAGAAAGACCCTATGCCATAGTGGACGATGTCAGTGTTCAAACACAGGAAAATCTCATCCTGGATCAGGAAAAATCTCCGCTCACAACAAAAAATCTAATTGTCGATAGAGACAACAATAGATTCACTTTGACAACCACAAATAATCAAACTGTCAATTATCTCAATGTAAATTTAGTTAACTATGAAAATATCTGTGTGCTGGACAATCGTAGCATTTTTGCTGATCTAATATATGATCCCGCAACTGGTGCCAGACAGAGCAGATTAAAAATTGCAGCAATTACAAGTCTAAACTGGTTGGGTCAACTCAATGCGCCGGGGTTCATTTTAAATCAAGACAATATTCAAAATTGGGAACCAACAAAAAAATATTCCAAAGGAGAAATAGTTGAATACAAGAATTTATATTATAGTGCAAACACAATAATCCAGCCCAGCGAAACTTTCAATTACAATCTATGGAAAAGAAGCGACTATACTGAAATTCAAACAGGATTATTACCTAACTTGCCCGACAAAAGTGATCAGTTGGCCAATAGCTATGATGTATATAATGCCAACCTAGAAAAAGATCAAGACATATTCAGCTATGGCCTCATTGGGTTTAGGCCAAGACAGTATATGACTGCCCTGAATTTAAATGATGTCAGTCAAGTAAATCTGTATAGACAATTTTTAGGAACCAAAGGAACTATCACTTCTGCAGAAATTTTTTCCTTTGCAGATTTGGGCAAAGGAGTGGCACAATTTGATATCTACGAAAATTGGGCAATACAAAAAGCCACATACGGCAGTAATGCCAATCGGAGTTATTTTGATTTACAATTAAATCGAGCTAACTTGACTTCAAATCCTGCCACAGTGCAAATAATCAACCCAGGCCAATCCAGTATCGCTGATCAAACCATACAGGTTGAAAATATTTGGAAATCTAGCTACTTAATAACCGATCCCAACATATTGCCTACTAGAGAAATGTTGCCTCCTGCTGCAGGTTTCCCCAGTGCAGGTTTTGTGAATTTCGACGATGTTGATTTTACTGTGTTTAGTTTAGATGACCCAACTGCGTTGAATCCCTACCTCGGCGAGCTCAATGTGGGTAAATTGATTTGGGTGGCCAAAGTAAACAATTATGATTGGGATGTATATAGAATATTTGGCATAGCCAGTTCAGTCATAGCAGTCAGAGATAATTTAGATGGTACTGCATTGGTGCTGTTTAATCAAAATCATGGGTTAACCAGAGATCAAAAAATAATTATTAGATATTTTGACAGTAATATCGACGGTGTCTATAGAGTGCTGTCAGTTCCCAGTCCCAATACCATTATCATTGCCTATGTATTTGTAAACCTCAATCAAACGGTCATAACTGGTACAGGAGTGGCCTTTAGTTTACAAAGTTGCAGAGTGACACAGGCCAGCGATATCATAGATCAACCATACGCAAATGAATTGACAACCGATGCCAAAATTTGGATTTCTAATTCAACGCAGCCCTGGCAGGTATTAGAAAAACAAAAAGTGTTTATCCAAGGACAATCAATTTCGGCAGAAACACCTAGTGTAGACAGTTTATATGGGGTCAGTGCTGCTCAATCACAACAGGGACTCTATGCCTATATAGGAAGCCCAGCATATTCTTCCAATGGCGGTGTTTATACCTATGTTAAAAATAATTTTGGATCTTATATTAACAACAGTCTAATTGAGTGCAATGCAGTGGGCACACAAGATTTTGGTCGCAGTGTCAGCATAGGCAATATTGACTACAGTGCCATTGGTGCTCCGTTGAGTGACATAAATGCCATAACAAATATGGGATTGGTTGCTGTGATGAACAAAGTGACTGGCAGCAGCACATTTGAATTTTCTCAAATTTGTTTACCAGTTGACGATCTTGGCGAATCTGCTGAGTTTGGAAAAAGTGTAGTTATCAGCACTGATGAACGGTGGATGTATATCGGTGCACCTGGTATCAACAGTGTGTATGCATTTGCTCAAGTACCGGTTCAATTGCAGTCAGTGGCATATAAAACAGACAGCAGTATTTTATCATATAATTACGACGACAGCATTGTCATTGACAGTACCAAACCAAATCAATTAGTGGTTATTCTTGACAATCAATTATTGAATTTGAGTGATTATTCTGTAGGCGCCAGTAACATAGTTTTAAATGTGGCACCAGCTGATGACCAAATATTGACTATAAGACGCAGATTTATCTATGGTTTTTATGGAACTGGCACAGCCAGCTATTTGATCGGTGATTATCTATATACTGCCGTTGATATCTATTCTTTTATTGTTACCATAAATGACATTCTACAACGACCGTTTTTTGATTATACCTTTAATAATGCCACCAAACAAATAACATTTTCTTCCAGTAAATCTGTCAGTGACAATATCATAATTCGAGCAAAAACATACTATCAGTATGTGGACAAACTAGAACCGCCTATTTCGGTGGCAGGATCTGGCTTTGGTCAAAACATCGATTGCAGTATCGACGGTTCACAAATTGTGATAGGCGCCAAAACCGATACTGTAGACTCCATCAGCGATGTGGGTGCAGCCTATGTTTTCGAAAGAACAATTGAAAGATTTGTTGTGGATGATGCAAATCAAACTCTATACACAACCACAGTTAATTTCAATACACCTATCACAGTCAAAGTCAATGACACTATTTTGATCAATACTGATTATAATATCGGTGGAAATTTCACTGTCACAGGTGCCAACACCATTGATATTGACTATCCACTACAAGTCGGCGATATGATTGAAATCAGCATCAATGGTTTCAATTATCTAGAAAAATTAACAGCAGAGAATCCGCAACAGTATTCGGAATATGGTTCTGCAGTGAAAATCTGTAATAGAAGTTGCAGTGTTTATGTTGGGGTACCTGGAAACAATGGAGAAACACCACAACCGGGTCAGGTTGAACGAATAGTCAACCAAGCTAGAATGTACAACACCATTTCTGCCACAGTGGCCAATCCTGTTTTGGCAGCTGGTGACAGTCTCAGAGTCAACAACATTAATGTTGTTGTTCCTGGCATTTGGTCATCGGCCAGCAGTTATCAATTTGCCACTGTGGTACTGACTTTAAATGCCGGCATTTACAGTGTATATCAAGCTTTACAAGATGTTCCAGTATCTACTCCGATATCCGACACTGACTATTGGGAATTGAAAACCACCAGTGTCTTGGCTGCCATAATTAATCTAATAGGTTTTGAATATCAAGTCAATGCTTCGGTTCCTAATGTCAAAGCCAGCATATCAGACAACATTACTATTAAACCCAATGGTGTATTAAAAACATATTCCATCGACAATGCATATCAAAATGTCACATCCTATACTGCATTGGTTTATAAAAATGATATTTTACAAATCGAAAATGTAGACTATACAATTAATCTAGTTACTAAAACAATAACTTTTACCACACCTCCGCCTTCAACAGCAGATATCCAAGTTGTTACCGGTGTGCTCACATTGTCCTTGATCAATGACACTGTTAATCGAATGAACGAACTACAGATCGGGCTGGGTCTTGTCAATTCAACAAATGTCTACACAGCATTGGGACTAGAACTTTTTGTGCAGACACAGACAATACTCAGTCCCAGGCCACTAGTATCTGCAAGATTTGGCGAATCGATCAGCATCGAAAACAGCTCAAATATATTGGTAATCGGTGCACCCCGTGATTCATCTTATATACCCATGACTTTTGATGGAGGAGATACTTATTTCGATGGGTTGGCCACTAGTGTATATTCCCAGCCCAACGAAAGCGGTGCAGTGTATACCTTTGATTTACTATCAAGTCAATCCAGCAGCATAACTAATCCAGATCTGTTTGTATTTGGACAACAGATCTATCCTGCTGCCGGATTACAAAGTTTGGATAAATTTGGACAAGTGGTTGACTATACTGCAAATTCTTTACTAGTTACCAGTCCGGGCAATGACCTGGGCGACAGCACTCTGAGTGAATTGAACTATGGAAGATTTAACACTTTTGTAAATTCCAACAATAGTCCAGCTTGGACAGTGATCAGAGAAGAAACTCCTGTTGTTGACATAAAATTAATCAACAATGCCTTTGCTTATGATTTACTACAAAGTCCAGGCACTGACTTTTTTGATTTTATTGATCCATTACAAGGAAAAATACTGGGTGCAGCAAGACAAAACATAGATTACATAGGTGCCATTGATCCTGCTGCCTATAATGTGGGGCCGGTTAACAACTATGGTCGACGATGGAATGGCACTCAATTAGGAAAAATTTGGTGGGATACTACCAATGCAAGATTTATTAATCCCAATCAGGATAATATACAGTATGCTGCAGCAAGATGGAGTCAACTTTTTCCTGGCAGTCAGATAGAAGTCTATCAGTGGACAGAAAGTGAAGTACCTCCTGCACAGTATACCGGTCCGGGTTTCCCTAGATCGTTGTCTTCGTTCAATGCCATAGGGTATGTTGATGCATCCGGAGTAGTCAGAACCAACTATTATTTCTGGGTCAGGGGCAATACTTTTGTTGAATCAGCAAAGGCAAAGACTCTAAGTACCTCTGCTATAGAAAGATACATATCTGATCCCAAGTCATCTGGCATTCCGTATTTGGCTTTTTTAAATGCCAGTAGTTTTGCTATCTATAACGGCGAGAGCATAATAAATGCACAAGACACTATTTTATCAATAGAATTTGATAAAGAATTCAACGACAATCCTGTGCATGTTGAGTATGAACTGGTACCGCAAGATCGACCTGATGGATTTTTACCTCCCAATCTTTACAGAAAATTACTAGATAGTTTTTGTGGTGCAGACACACAGGGCAATCTAGTACCGGATCCGCTGTTAAGGCCCGCTGATCGTTACGGAATAAATTTCCGACCAAGACAAAGCATGTTTGTTGATAGATTTGCAGCATTAAAAAATTATTTAAAGAGAGTTAATTCTATTCTTGGTCAATACCCCATTGCAGAATCGCGCAGTTTTAATTTACTAAATTCAGCCGAATCTTATCCATCTAGCAGTACTGGTGCCTGGGACGCAAAAGTGGCCAATATAGAAGAATTAAGCTATCAAGATTTTGATGCTGTTCCGGTCGGCTACAGATATCTAGTAGAAACAAACAGTGAACAATTTGGTTATTGGACCATTAACCAAGTCACAGCCAGCAAAACTTTTGAAACATTACAATTGGTCAGAGTACAGAGTTATGATACCAAAAAGTACTGGAGTTACCAAAATTGGTATTTACCTGGCTATAATAGTTCGATCACACCAGTGGCAGAAATTGACTATGCTTCCGAATTAGACACATTGACTTTACCAGTTGGCAGCAGTGTCAAAGTTAGATTTAATGCCAATGATAATTTTGAAATTTATTTGAAAACTTCCACCGGGTGGAACAGAGTGGGTTTGCAGAACGGCACAATACAAATCAGTCAAGCTATTTGGGACTACCAATATGGCAAATTTGGTTTTGATGTTGAGGTATTTGATTTTCAATACTTTGATCAAGAACCGGTCACAGAAACTAGAAAAATACTGGAAGCCATTAATCAAGAGCTCTTGATTGACGATTTATTGATAGAAAGAAATCGATGCTTGATATTGATGTTTAACTTCATTTTATCTGAAACCCTGGCACCACAGTGGTTATATAAAACCAGTTTAATTGATGTTGATCACAAGATTAGGCAACTATTACCATATCAAATTTACAATAGAGACAATCAAGAATTTGTCATTGACTATATCCAAGAAGTCAAGCCTTATCATGTGCAGGTTCGCGAATTAAACTTGATATATAATGGATTTGATATTGCTGATTTGAATGTTTTGGATTTTGATATACCTGCCTACTACAATACTAATCTTGTTGTTCCAAAATTCATAAGCCCTATACTGACTCCCTATACACTTAGTACTGCCACTGGAACAGGCACAGCAAACCAAGACAGCGACACATTACCTACCAGCCAATTATGGACAACTTCTCCATACAGTTATTGGTTTGACAATTATAAGTTGTCCATGGACAATGTCAATATTGTGGATGGTGGGACAGGATTTGTTGAGCCGCCCATCTTAACCGTGGTAGGCGAGTGTACCAGCCCTGCTATTTTGTCTGCAAATATCAATATCTCCGGGGCCATCAGCGAAGTCACAGTGGTAGATCCAGGTAGTGGATATCTGTTAACTCCTACTATAACAGTGTCAGGCACAGGATCAGGCGCATTGTTAATACCAGTAATGGGCAATCCACTGATAAGACAATTAAAGACCACAATCAAATTTGACAGATATCAGTACCAAAGTGATATCACAGATTGGGCAGCTGGTATAACCTATGTGATCGGCCAAAAAGTCAGATACGCCAATCGAGCATGGGTCGCCATACAAAATAATGTGTCCAGCAGTTTTAGTTTGAGTAACTGGGCTCCGGTTAACCCCAATACATTAAGTGGTGTAGATCGAACCAAGGGATTTTATGCACCAAACGAGACCGAAATTGGAGTAGATCTTGAATTATTAATGTCCGGTATAAGTTATCCTGGGGTACAAGTCTATGGGCTGATGTTCAATGACAATTTGACTACACTTGATGTGAATTACGAAAGCAGTTTCTTAGATACTTACTTGGGCACTAGGACCAGTGACATCAATGTGTCCGGTGGTGCCTTTATAGATCAGTACAGCAGTCATGCACCCGAAGAATTAGTACCGGGTAGTATCTTTGACACATTGGATTTTCGTGTGTTCTCTAATCCCGGTGCAGACTGGCAAGGTGACGGACACGGATTTCCATTGAGCTACATAAAATTTGTCTATGACAACCCAGTAACAACTTCGGTTGGATTTGCCAATGTTGTCAACGATCCCATACAAGTATTGGTTTCTAATCAAACTCAACGGCGAGATTTGTTATTAGGAGTGCATTATACGGTAGATTGGGTCACTAAAACGGTCAATATAGTAGATAATATCAGTTTTCCTGCTGCCAGCGACGGGGACATCATAGTGGTATCTGTCTACGGAATTGGTGGCGGAAATCAATTGTATAGACAAAGTTTTATTGGCAATCAAATCGGCAATCAACTCGCCATAGATGTTCAGTATGATTTGATTGAAGAATTTGTTATTTTTGTCAATGGTGAATTAATCAATAGTTACAGTTATTCTGAAGATGCCAATGGATATACAGAAATCAATTTTGACAATACCTATACCATAAATGATTATATCAGTATTACTGCCCTGGGCAGCAGTTATTTTGCAGAAGGGATAACTTGGTCAACTCCTATTACAGAATATTTCACTGCTGATGGATCAACATTGAGTTTTGCGTTGACAGCCAACATGGGGGGAATCAATGCCGCAGTGGCAGTGGTAGAAAGAAATGGTGTTCGTGCTAGGCCGCCTGCTGGTGCAAAGTATATTGCTGATGGTTCTACCGGTTTCACATTGCCCACCAGACTGGGGTTCAACCAAAGCACAATATTGAACAGTGATGTTGTGGTCTGGCTTGATAATGAACTTCAGGTGCAGGGCATAGATTACACAGTTGAACCATATGTATCAGATGACGACCTTAGAGAAATTTTATTTACAGTGGCGCCCAACGAAGGTGCTGTCATTGATATTGCAGTATTTACTGATGCAGACTACACTTTCAGTGGACTAGGAACATCCGCAGTAACATTGGAATGGAATCCCAGTGCCAGTTTCTTGCCACTGATCGGTGATGTGATCACTGTGGTTACTTGGAATGACACAATACAACAAGGACTGTTGACAACAGTTTATGTTGGCCCTATAACATCATCTATAGCAGTAGATCAGCCCTATGACAGTGCACCTTTTGATTCAGCCAGTGTTTCATTTACTCCTGGTAGTTTTGACTTTGCAGATGGCATCAGTGTATCTGTGAATAATTTTATTCTGGATAAAGTCTATACTAAACCAGAAAGACTGTGGGTAACACTAAATGGAAATAGATTATTTTATGGTGCTGGATTCACAGTGTCGGGACAAGAATTGATACTTACCTCTGGGGTTGTTGGTATACTCGATGTTGTGGTCATCACAGAAGTAACAGATAGCATAACACCAGACCCAATTGGTTTTAGAATTTTTCAAGACATGCGTGGTTTACAGTTGACTTATCGTATCACTGAAAATTCCTCCACATATCTAATCAGTGATATCACTGCCGAATCAGACACAATATATGTCAATAATGTCTCCAATCTTGAAATTCCAGACCCATCCAAAAATCTATTGGGTGTAATTACCGTCAATGGAGAAAGAATTACTTATAGGACAGTTGATCTAGCCACAAACAGTATCTCGGGACTACGAAGAGGCACAGCAGGCACAGCAGCAGCAGCTCATTTGACAAATAGCACAGTCTATGACATGGGACTGGGCAATTTGTTGGACAGTCAGTATCAAAATAGAACTGTGCAAGATGTGTTTATTGGCGACGGGTCCACTATCAAGTTTGTGGCCAGCAATATAAATTTAAACTACTATGCTGACAGCTCGGGATTCATAGAACAGGCATTGCAAGTTTATATAGGGGGTATACTTCAATCAGATAATTATTTTATCAGCTATTATGAGCCAATTGCTGTGGAGTTTGATCAAGCCCCACCCGACGGACAAGAAGTGGTAATAGCAGTGGTACAAGGACTCAGTTGGTATCAACCTGGCACCAATACAGCCAGCAATGGTCTAGCTTTACAAGAAACCGACACTGACGCAGCTAGGTTTTTTAGAGGTTTTTGATTAAGATAAATAATAAAATGAAAATGCAACAAAAAAATAAGAATTTGGAAAAATCTGTTAAAAAATCTAATGCCAAGCAAGAACATGCTGCATTGACTTTTTCCGGATATATTAAAGTATTTGATCCAAATACCAAACAAGTATTTGTGGAGAAAAGGTCATGATTTTACCCATGAGTTATGATATCAAAGGTTTTTTGAAAATATATGATCCCAAAAACGGCGAAGTCTTTGTGGAAAAACAAAATGCCATTCATTATGAAAATATGAGTATAAGTCTAGCACAGACTTTGGCAAATCGCACAACCGGTTATATTTACACAATGGCATTTGGTAATGGAGGAAGTAGTGTAGACCCTACTGGTGTGATTACATATCTGCCGCCAAATGTCACTGGACAAAATACCGATTTATACAACGAAACTTATTTCAAGATTGTAGACGATAATGCTGCTGCCAATACAGACCCAGCAAACAACAAAATGACAGTACTACATACTGCTGGACAAGTCTATACTGATATTTTGGTGACTTGTTTATTGGACTACGGCGAGCCAGCCGGGCAACAAGCATTTGACAATAGCACAAATTTCAACGGTGAATTTGTTTTTGATGAGTTGGGACTAAAAGGGTATACCGGAGATGGAGATGCCACACGATTATTAACACACGTGATATTTCATCCGGTACAAAAAAGTTTAAATCGTCAAATACAAATTGACTACACAATTAGAATTCAGACTTTAACTCAATTAAGTGCAACATAATAAATATAAAAAATATGTCTAATAGAACATTGGAGTAATATATGGCTTATACAATAAATTTAACCGACGGTACAGTATTTGCAACAATTGCCGATGGCACAATTAATACATCCAGTAACATGACACTGGTAGGAAAAAATTATGCCGGATATGGCGAATTTTTAGATGAAAACTTTATTCATCTATTGGAAAATGCAGCCGACACTACATCACCGGGCGCACCATTGACCGGACAATTATGGTTTAATAAAAGCAATAATACTCTCAATGTTTATAATGGCACAACTTTTAAAAGATGTAACGGAGCCACATCCAGTGCCAGTGCTCCTGCCACTGGTCTTACTGTTGGCGATCTATGGTATGACAGTGTCAACGAACAATTGAATGTTTACAGTGGTTCGGCATGGATACTGGTTGGACCGGCTTATACTGCCGGAACTGGTACCACTGGGGCCATAGTTGACACCATACAGGATACCAGTCTGGTTGATCATGTGGTTATAAAATTATTTGTGGCAAATCAAGTAGTGGGCATAGTCAGTAAAGATGCTTCGTTCACTCCTCAGGTTGGTATAACGGGATTTACCACAGTGAGACCAGGGATCACTCTAGCCACAAGTATATCCGGTGTTGATCAATTATTCCAGGGTACAGCAACGAATAGTCAACAGCTAGAAAGTTTGTATGCCAATGCATTCATGCGATCGACTGCAGTAGCTGGTAATATCACCAGTACAGTGAATGCAGTGACCATTGTCAACGACAATGGTTTAGAAATTGGCACCGATGGTGATTTGTCTATGACTGTGTCGGGGTCTACTATAACCATTGCCAATCAGACCAACAACGGTAATATAATCTTTCAAGTCAACGATGGCGGAGTAGACACCACAGTGTTTACAGCATTTGGTGCCAATGCCACTGTGGGGTTTGGTAATGCCTTGGAAGTCAGCAGCATCAATAAGTCTGGATCAAATGCTGTGGGCAATATCGGCAGTGCCAGTAACTATTTCAATAGAATATTTGCCACTGCAACCACTGCATTGTATGCAGACGTTGCAGAAAGATTTGCAGCTGATCAACTTTACGAACCAGGTACAGTGGTAGAGTTAGGGGGAGATGCTGAAATCACGCAAGTCAAGGATCCATTAAGTAATAATGTATTTGGCGTAATCAGCACTGCTGCTGCCTTTTTAATGAACGGCGGTGCAGGCCCTGACACCACACACCCACCAGTGGCAATAACAGGTCGTGTTCCAGTTCGTGTTATTGGCACAGTTAACAAAGGCGACAGATTAGTTGCAGCCGGCAATGGGTTGGCCAAAGCAGCAAATTACAGCGATTTGACTGCATTCAACAGCATAGGTCGTGCATTAGAATCAAAAACAACAGACGATATCGGATTAGTTGAAGCTATAGTAACAATAAAGTAAAGGCATATTCATGAGTTATATATCAGGTGGATTAATTGAAGCAACTGACTACAATACTTTTGTAGGGGACAGTTCGTCGGGGCTAAATCGTGTATGGGCCACTGGTGCTACTAGTTTTGGTTATGGGCAAACTGCTTTGTCACAGGTCAGTGTAGGAAGTCTTGTATCAGCTACAAATTGGGCATCTTTGGTCAATAATTTGGCCAGCACTGCCAGTCATCAAGGTACCACTATAACTTCAAGAATTGCTCCAGTTTCCACAGATTTAATTACCATACTGTCTAATGTATCTACAGATATAACCAATGTGACAAATGCCAGGGGAAATGCAGCAGCGTCTGGTACACAATACACTGCTTGGACAGGAACAAGCAGTAAAACTT